ATGTAGATTTCACAAAAACTCATCTATTCGCAGCAGACTTTCAGTGGTTGGGTGTTGGTAGAATTCGTTGTGGATTTGTCATCGGTGGACAGACGATTTATTTTCATGAATTCAATCATGCCAATGTTGAAGAACATGCTTATTGGTCACTCCCATCACTCCCCATTCGTTGTGAGGTCGCTAATACTGGGGCTGCTGTGGGCATTACATCGATGGAACAAATCTGCTCTACTGTAATGAGTGAGGGTGGGTATGTTGAGACTGGTGTTGAGTTTGGTGCATTTAATGGACCAATAACATTCTCTAACTCTGGTGGAGCAACTGCTAGACAATGTATTATGGCTATTCGTTGTAAGAATACATTTAAGGGAATCCCAAACAGAACAACTGTAAGAATAACTGATATTGAGTGTTTGAGTGATGCTACAAATTGCAGAATTGAACTTTGGAGATTGCCTGGAAATAGTAATATTACTGGTGGAAGTTGGGTAAGTGCTGATAATGATTCAGCAGTAGAATATAATGTTGGAATAACCACTAACTTCACAACAACTGGTGGAGATTTGAGACAGGCAACTTTGATTGCTGCTAATAATCCATCAGGTCAGCAAGCATCTGCTAGTGTTGCATTTAACCCAACGACTGCTAGAAGATCTTATATCGCACAAAATATTGACTCTGATGATAGTAATATTTTTGCTGTTATTGTTCAGAATCTAGACACCAATACAACAACAGATGTCTTTAATACTATTCAGTGGAGAGAAACTAGGTAATTTTTATGAGTGATGTATATCTTGGTAATCCCAATCTAAAAAAAGCAAATACCCCAATAGAGTTCAATTACGAACAGATTGAGGAGTTCATCAAATGCAAAGATGATCCAGTTTACTTTGCAAATAACTACATTAAAATTGTTTCTCTTGATGAGGGATTGACACAATTCAATCCATACCACTTTCAAGAGAGGTTAATTAATAACTTCCACAACAATAGATTTAACATCTGTAAGATGCCACGACAGACTGGTAAGTCTACCACTGTGGTATCGTATCTATTGCACTATGCAATTTTTAATGATAGTGTAAACGTCGGTATCCTAGCAAACAAAGCATCCACAGCACGAGAACTACTTAGTAGGTTACAAACTGCATACGAGAACTTGCCCAAGTGGATGCAACAAGGTATTCTTGTATGGAACAAAGGTTCTTTGGAGTTAGAAAATGGCAGTAAGATATTGGCAGCATCTACATCTGCGTCTGCTGTCCGAGGTATGTCGTTCAACATCCTCTTTCTCGACGAGTTCGCGTTCGTCCCAAATCACATTGCTGATTCGTTCTTTGCCTCTGTTTATCCTACTATTACTTCTGGTAAATCAACGAAAGTAATTATCGTCTCTACCCCGCACGGTATGAATCACTTTTACCGTATGTGGCACGATGCGGAAAAAGGTGACAATGAGTACATCCCAACTGAGGTTCATTGGTCTGAGGTTCCTGGTAGAGATGCTGAGTGGAAGAGACAAACCATTGCTAACACCTCAGAGCAACAATTTAAGGTTGAGTTTGAGTGTGAGTTCCTTGGTTCCGTAAATACACTCATCAATCCGAGTAAATTAAGATCATTAGTTTTTGATAAACCATTGACACAAAGTGCGGGTCTGGATGTCTATGAAGAACCAGAACCTGGGCACGATTATATTGCAACGGTTGACGTTGCTCGCGGAGTAGGAAGCGATTACTCTGCTTTTATTGTTACTGACATTACTACATTTCCACACAAGGTTGTTGCCAAATACCGCAACAATGAGATTAAACCAATGATGTTTCCATCAATCATCTATGAGGTGGTACGGAGTTATAATAATGCATTTGTCTTGTGTGAGGTGAATGATGTTGGTGACCAAGTTGCTGCTATTTTGCAATATGATTTGGAGTACCAAAACCTCCTAATGTGTTCAATGAGAGGACGTGCTGGACAAGTTGTTGGTCAAGGATTCTCTGGTAAAAAGACACAACTGGGTGTCAAGATGTCCAAGACAGTTAAAAAGGTTGGAGCACTCAACCTTAAGACAATGCTTGAAGAGGATAAGTTAATCTTACATGATTATGATATCATTGCAGAGTTGACAACGTTTATTCAAAAGAACAACTCATTTGAGGCAGAGGAAGGGTGTAATGATGACCTAGCAATGTGTTTGGTTATCTATTCTTGGTTGGTTGCACAGGATTACTTTAAAGAGTTGACAGACCAAGACGTTCGTAAAAGATTATATGATGAGCAAAAGAATCAGATTGAGCAGGATATGGCACCATTTGGTTTTATATCTGATGGGTTAGAAGATAATAGTTTTGTTGATGCGGATGGTGATCGTTGGTCAAGTGCATCAGTCGGTGAGTATGGTGATATGTCATATATGTGGGAATATCACTAATGGACTTAGACGAACAGTATGAAGTAAATCATTTATTTCTTACTGAGAGGAAGTGTAGAAAATGTGGTGTTACTAAAGACCTTATTGATGGGTTTTATAGGACACGCAAAAATAAGTATGAATTAGCATCCTCTTATTCATATGAGTGTAAAGAGTGTACAATAAATAGAGTCAAAACAAGTAAAAAGAATAAAAAAAAGAATCCAGATTGGGAATATCCTGACTGGTAGATAGTTCATGCGTGGTTTCCCCGTTCTAAACATTGCAAACAATAAATAGTTTCAGTTAATTTTTAGGGAACGGAGAACACAAACATGGCGACTCCACAATTATCTCCTGGCGTAAGGATCAGAGAAGTTGATTTAACAGTAGGAAGAGCTGATAATGTAAACCCATCTACTGGTGGTTTTGCTGCTCCATTTGCACAGGGTCCCGTAGAGGAGCCAACCCTGATTCAGAACGAAGCAGATCTGTTAAGAGTTTTTGGCGAACCTTCATCTGCTGATAATCACTTTGAGTATTGGATGAGTGCATCATCATATCTGGCATATGGTGGCACACTGCAGGTTGTACGTATTAGTGACGATGATCTGAAGAACGCAAACGCAGGTGTTGGTATTGCATCAACCACAACACTGCTCATCAAAAACTTAGACGACTATAACGAGTCATACTCAACAGCAAACAACTTTGTCTATGCTTCTAAGAATCCAGGTTCCTGGGCAAATAACTTAAAAGTTTGTCAGATTGACGACTTTGCTGACCAAAAGATTGGTATCAATACCAATGACCTGGGCAATATTGGTGCTCAAGTTGGACTAGGAATCTCTGTAGGCATCTCTAGCTCCCTTGCTGGAAGTGGATCAGTCTCAACATTTAATGGTTATCTAAAGGGTATCGTTGTTGGTCTTGCTACAAACACAACTGGTGAATCGTTTGTTGATGTTAAGGTTACTGCAAGAGTCTCAACTGCAGGAACAGAAACTCAAATTACATATGCTAAAGGAAACGCAACCAGCTCTGTCCTCGCAGGTAAGACAATCACTTTTATCAATGCCTCTGGCGTCGGTACTGATGGTGGATCTGGAACTGGTATTGGATCATTCTCTGCTGCTAGTGCAGTTGACTGGTATGAGCAACAAACTCTCGGACTTGATAACTCCACAGTCTTCTGGAAGACAATCGCGCCAAGACCTGTAACCAACGCATATTCACTCAACAGAAGTGGTAAGGGTGACGGTATCCACGTTGTTGTTGTTGACGATGACGGATCTATCACAGGAAACCAAGGAACTCTTCTTGAGAAGCACCTCTTCCTCTCAAAAGCAAAAGATGCTATCTCTAACGTAAATTCTCCTCAGAGAATCTACTACAAGAACTATCTTGCAGACAATTCCGAGTACATCTTCCAGGGATACAACGCATCTCAGGCAAAGGATGACTTCCATAATACTGTTCCAACCGCAGTTGGATTCTCTACTAACTGGACTGCAAACACAATTGCACAAGGTCTGTGGGGACAAAACGCACAAGGTGTTACTTACTCCTCGATTGGTAACGTAACTTATCCACTACTGGGTGGTAAGAACTACGATGGAGGTGAGGACGTTGGTGCATCGGGTGCATTTACCGTAACTCTTGGTAAGACCTCCGAAGCATATGATAAGTTCCTTGATGACTCACAGGTAGATGTTGACTTCCTGATCATGGGTCCTGGTCTTGGAACTAAAGAAGAGTCCCAAGCAAAGGCAAACAAACTGATTGCAATTGCAGAAACCAGACAGGATTGTGTTGCAGTTGTCTCTCCTGAGAGAGTTGATGTTGTTAACATCACCAACTCTTCAACTCAGACAACCAACGTCATTGACTTCTTCTCGCCAATCTCCTCCTCGTCTTACGTCGTATTTGACTCTGGTTACAAGTACGTCTATGACAGATTTAATGATGTATTCCGTTACATTCCATGTAACGCAGACATTGCAGGTCTGATGGCAAGAACAACCAGAGATGCATTCCCTTGGTTCTCACCTGCTGGACAACAGCGTGGAGTCCTGCTGAACTCTGTCAAGTTGGCATACAACCCAACCAAGGCAGAGCGTGATCTCCTGTATCAAAACAGAATCAACCCTGTCATCACAAAACCTGGAACAGGCACCTTGCTCTTTGGTGATAAGACTGGTCTCGCTTACGCATCCGCGTTTGATAGAATCAACGTCCGTCGCCTCTTCCTCTACATTGAGGATTCCCTGAAGAGAGCAGCAGATGCTCAACTCTTTGAATTCAACGACGAAATCACGAGAGCGAACTTTGTAAACATTGTTGAACCATTCCTCCGCGATATTCAGTCTAAGAGAGGTCTCTATGACTTCCTCGTAGTATGTGATGAGTCAAACAACACTCCAGACATCATTGATAACAATGAGTTTAGAGCAGACATCTTCCTCAAGCCTGTCAAGTCTATCAACTACGTCGAACTGACATTCGTTGCTACTAGAACTGGCATCAGCTTTAATGAGGTCGCAGGTCGCGTCTGATTTTAATAGATACATTACAATCACCAAGAGGAACCCACAATGGCATTAAGAACTATCTCAAACTTCAAGTCTAGATTGCAGGGGGGCGGCGCTCGCCCTAACCTGTTTGAAGTAGACATCCCTGCATTCCCTACCGCTGCTCTCACTTCTGAGAACGGTGCAACCTGGGGATCAACCGAACAGGAAACATTCCGCTTCCTGTGCAAGTCCGCAGCACTGCCTGCATCAAACATCGCTCCTATCGATGTTCCTTTTAGAGGAAGAACCCTCAAGGTTGCGGGTGACCGTACCTTTGACACCTGGACAGTAACCATCATCAATGATGAAGACTTCCTACTGAGATCTCAGTTTGAGGCATGGATGAACGCAATCAGTAAGCTCGATAACGCTTCTGGTGCTACCAATCCTTCTTCATACATGTCTGATGCATATGTGTATCAGTTAGGTCGCGGTTACAACGCAGGCAGATTCTCAACAACTAGTGACGGATCGGATGCTGCTGGTGCTGGTGGTAACGTACCTTCACCAAGACTGAGATCATATCGCTTCTACGATATCTTCCCAACAAACGTATCACAGATTGATCTGTCATACGACACTGGTGACACCATCGAAGAATTCACCGTTGAGTTCCAAGTACAATACTGGACCGCTGGTGATCCTACCGATACCGCTGGTCAGGTAATCGCCTGATTTAATTCCATAAATAGAGCAGTAAGAAGACTACTGCTCTACTGGAATAATGGCATCTAGATTATTTGGTTTTTCAATTGAGGGGGATAGAGACCCCACTAATAATCAGTCCCCCGTTCCGCCTAACGACGCGGACGGGGTTGATTATTATGCCTCTTCAGGCGCTGGTTTTTATGGTTCATACTTAGACTTAGAAGGTGTCTATAAGAATGAAACAGATCTCATTCGTAGATACCGAGAGATGTCACTTCATCCCGAGGTGGATAGTGCTATCGAAGACATTGTAAACGAGGCAATCGTTTCGGATACTAATGACAGTCCTGTACAGATTGAACTGTCAAATCTTAATGCAAGCGAAGGAATAAAAAGGATTATTAGAAGAGAGTTTAGGACAATCCTTGAACTTCTTGATTTTGATAGAAAGGCGCACGAGATATATCGCAATTGGTATATTGATGGCAGACTTTATTATCATAAAGTAATCGATTTAAAGAGACCTAACGAAGGACTTCAAGAGTTGCGTTATATTGACGCAATGAAAATGCGTTATGTTCGTAAATTGAAAACTGAAGAATCTAAAAACGTTAATGGAGTTAATCCAAACGTTACTGCTATGGGTGGGTATACCAATCCAGATACCCCTTTAAGATATGACTATCCAGAGATTGAAGAGTTCTTCTTATACACACCAAACTCTAGTACAAGTAACGGTCAATTTTATGCCACCTCAAACAAACAAGAGAGTGTAAAATTTACCAAAGATGCAATCACATACTGCACTTCTGGTTTAGTTGACAGAAATAAAGGACTTGTATTGTCTTATTTGCATAAGTCAATCAAAGCACTCAATCAACTTAGAATGATTGAAGATTCTCTTGTCATCTATAGACTATCAAGAGCACCTGAGCGTAGAATTTTCTACATTGATGTTGGTAACCTACCAAAAGTCAAGTCGGAACAATATCTGCGTGACGTTATGATGCGTTACAGAAACAAACTTGTTTACAACGCTCAAACTGGTGAGATCCGTGACGATAACAAGTTTATGTCCATGTTGGAGGACTTCTGGTTACCTCGTAGAGAAGGTGGCAGAGGAACTGAAATCTCAACACTTCCAGGTGGACAAAATCTTGGAGAGATTACTGACATCAAGTATTTCCAAGATAAACTTTATAGAGCTTTGAATGTACCACCATCCAGAATTGGTGGAGATGGTGGTTTTAATCTTGGTCGATCATCAGAGATTCTGAGAGACGAAGTTAAATTCAGCAAGTTTGTTGGACGTTTGAGAAAGAGATTCTCATATCTGTTTAATGATATGCTGAAGACTCAACTTCTTCTTAAAAATATCATCACTCCCGAAGATTGGGACATGATGGAGGAGCATATTCAATATGATTTCCTTTATGATAATCACTTCTCAGAACTTAAAGAAGCAGAGTTGATGACCGAGAGACTTAATCTCCTCGCAACTGCTGAACCTTATATTGGCAAGTACTACTCTCAAAATTATGTAAGACGTAATATCTTACGTCAAACTGATCAAGAAATCATCGAAGAAGATGAACAAATCAATAAAGAGATTGTGGACGGAATCATTCCAGATCCCAATCAACCTATCGATCCAGTAACTGGTCAACCAATGCAAGACGCTAGTGTCAGTGGTGATTTAGGAGCACCCGTAAATGAACCAGAGGTTGACGAATCTTCTGTCGAACCTCCAGAAATTAAGATCCCAAAGTCGGCTGAGATCTAAACATATAAATAAAACTGATTCTTTGGTAATTAAAAATGGAAGAATTAATGAACTTAATTGTAAAGGATGAGAGTCCTTCACAAATTAGTGACGCGATCAAAGACATTCTGTATACAAAATCTGCTGATAAAGTTAGTGCCTTAAGACCACAAATTGCATCTCAGATGTTTGATCCATCTCAAGAGATTGAAGATGAGTCTTCTGCAGAATAATAAATAGAAACACTAGTTCCTGAGTAAAATAATGGCAGAGGCATTAAATCCAGTAGGAGTAAATACCACTTTTGCGAGCGGTACAACTTCGGCTCAATCGGACCCAATTACAATGCAATCAGATTCTCTTAGAATCGTTGCAGAAACTGCGGGAGTTTACGTTGCGATTGGAACTAATCCAACAGCAACAGATCAAAACTTTTATGTTTCATCACTTGACACAGAAACCATTACTATTGGACCACCTCGCTCTAATAGAGTTGTTGGAGTCACTACTGGTTCGACCACGTTGATCGATTTTGCAGAAGGAACAGAATGTCCATTTATTGTTGGTGAGGCAATTAACCTTACTGTAACAGGACAATCTTATTATGATTTCACTCATAAAATCGTAACTGATGTCAACAGGATAGCAAGTCCTAATGGATATTATAGTTCCAGAGCGACTGTAAGTCATGACTCAAGTGGAATTGTGACAGCATTTAACTCACCAGATGCTCACGCAAGAAAGTCAATTAAAGTTGCTGTAAAAACTCAAACAGGATCTGGCAGAGTTTATATTCAACAAGTACAAGTTTCCTAATAAAAGCAATGAAACTAATCAGAGAAGAAATCGAAGACGTAAAAGTATTCATTGCCGAAGGAAGAAACGGCAAGAAGTCACTCTACATTGAGGGAGTATTCCTGCAAGGGAATATCAAAAACCGCAATGGTAGAATGTATCCAATGGAAACACTTCGCCGTGAAGTTGGTAGATATAACGAGAGTTATGTTAACTCGGGTCGTGCTCTGGGAGAACTGGGGCATCCCGATGGTCCAACCGTAAATTTGGATCGCGTCTCCCATAAAATTGTTTCTCTCAAAGAGAATGGAAGTAATTTTATTGGAAAGGCAAAAATCTTATCAACCCCAATGGGTAAGATTGCAGAATCATTACTCTCTGAGGGAGTAAAACTAGGAGTTTCCTCCAGAGGTATTGGTTCACTTAAGCAAAACAATGAAGGTGTCAATATTGTAGCAGACGACTTTATGCTTGCTACTGCTGCTGACATTGTTGCAGATCCCTCTGCACCAGATGCTTTTGTCGAAGGCATTATGGAAGGCAAAGAGTGGGTTTGGGAGGGTAGCATCCTTCGTGAAAAGAAGGTTGCATCACTTCAAAATAGAGTTGAGCAACTCACAATCTCAAGAGAACTTGAAGAGAAGAAAATCGAACTCTTCAATGATTTCTTGGCAAATCTATAAAATACTAAATAAATATAGTTATAAACAGGTAAATCGGAGAGTTTCAAATGTCTGGTGGTAACTTACAAGAGATGGAGGCAGGTGTAGCAGTATCCAAAACTGCAGTAAATGCTGGTGCAAAACCAGCGGAAGCTGCAGGTAAATCTGCAACCCCAGTCTCTACTCCTGGTCAAACAGGTTCATACGAAGATCTCGGCGGTCCAACCCCCGAGAATTATAAAGTAGATGATAATTCTGCTAAACTCAGAGAACCAAAAATCAAAACAGTCAAGGACGTTGTAAATAAGGGTGCTGCTGCAGCAATGCCAGCACAGACTTCTGCAACTCCAGTCAAGACTGAAGAAGTAGAATCTGAAGATGAGGTCATCGAAGAATCCCCAGAGATTGTCGATGAAGTTGTTGAGGAGGAAGTTGTTGAAGAGGAGACCGTAACTGAGGTCCCCGAAGTTAACGATGAGGTTGATGTCGAAGAAGACGTTAACGCACTCCTCGGCGGTGAGGAACTTTCCGAAGATTTCAAAAACAAAGCAAAAACAATCTTCGAGGCTGCTCTGAAATCAAAAGTTGTTGAGATCAGAGAAGCACTCGAAGCACAGTATGAAATTAAACTCCAGGAGGCGATTGAAGACGCCAAGGGTGAACTCGTCGAACGAGTTGACGCTTATCTGGAGTACGTCTCTGAAGAGTGGGTTTCAGAGAACGAACTTGCCATTGAAAATGGCATTAAAACTGAGATGACCGAATCATTCCTTGCAGGAATGAAGGGTCTTTTTGAAGAACATTATGTAACCATCCCTGAAGAAAAATATGATGTACTCCACAACATGGTAGACAAACTTGATGAAATGGAGATAAAACTCAACGAGCAGATTCAAAGAAATATTTCTCTCAACAAGCGTCTCGCAGAGTCGGTTGCTGATGGAATTCTTGATGAGATTTCTGAGGGACTTGCAGTCACCCAGAAAGAGAAGCTCGCTTCACTTGCCGAAAGTGTTGAGTTTGAAAGTGAAACAACATATCGTGAAAAGCTGGAGACCCTGAAAGAGTCATATTTCTCTTCCAAGGTTGCAGCTACTGCTAAAACAGAATCACTGTCTGAGGGTGTAGACACTGCACATAGTGAGTCATACTCACCATCCATGTCTGCATATCTGAAGACACTGGGTTCTTTCAGCAAGTCCTGAATTTAACATTAAATCAAACGTAAACATTCCCCAAAGGTAAACGCAAATGTTCCAATCAGAGCATCTGCAGGAAAAGTGGGCACCTCTCCTCAACTATGAGGGTCTTGATCCAATCAAAGATTCGCACAGAAGAGCAGTAACCGCCGTCCTGCTGGAAAACCAAGAAAAATTCCTCCGCGAGCAATCCGCATTTGAAAATGGCGGAATGCTTACTGAGCAACCAAACGTAAACACTGACCCATCTGGAACCGGTAATGCTGGTTTTAGTGGCGCTGGTGCTTCACCTGTTGCTGGTTTTGACCCTGTTCTGATCTCTCTGATCAGACGCTCAATGCCTAACCTGGTCGCTTATGACCTCGCTGGCGTTCAACCAATGAACGGTCCTACTGGACTGATCTTCGCAATGCGTTCACGCTATGGTACTAACCGTACCACTGGTTCTGAAGCATTCTACAACGAAGCAGATACCGCATTCTCTGGTCAGCCTTTCGGTCGTGACGACGAGAACGGTTTCGAGAGTGGTCCTGCTGGTATGGGTACTACTTCACAGAATGGTACTAACCCTGCAGTTCTGAACCCTGTTGGTTCTGCAACTTCTACCGATTATAACGTCGGTGGTGGCATGAGAACTGACTCTGCAGAAGCACTTGACGGTACTACCGCAAATGCTTTCAACCAGATGAACTTCTCCATCGAGAAGGTCACCGTTAC